GCACCCCCCAGACACGTCCATATCGGACGCACCCCCGCAGGATCTGCACCCCGCAGAATCTGCACCCCCGCAGAAAACGACGGACACCCCCGCAGAATCTGCACCCGGAACCGTCCTTGAACCGTCAAAGAAGAACTCTTCTACGAAGAGTTCTTCCAAGCCGGCGAAAAAACGCGCCGACCCTGACGAGGAGACGGTCGGGCAGCGCGTCAACCGCCTGACGCGGATCTACACCGACCGGGTGCCGCTGTCGAACTTCAACGCGGTCGCCGGCGTCGTCCGCAAGGCCGCCACCGTCGGCGTCAGCGACGACCTGATCACGCACGGCCTCACCCAGCTCGCCCAGGAGAACCGCGCGGTCACCATCGACGCGCTCCGGTACGCCATCTACGGCGTACCACCCCGAACCGGGGGCTCAGGGGCCGCGACGACCAGGCCCTCGACCACCGACCAGCGCGTCGCCGCCGGACTGGCGCTCGCCGCGCAACTCGACGCGAACCCCGACATGCTGCAACTGGAGGGCCGATGACACCCGCCGACACCGCCCGGGTCCTCGCCAAGGCGGCCGCGTTCGACCAGCGCACCATCGGCGCCGCCGACGTCGCCGCCTGGCACGAGGCCATCGGCGACCTCGACGCCGCCGACGCCCTCGCCGCGGTGACCCGCCACTTCCAGCAGACCGAGCAGCGGATCATGCCGTCGCACATCCGCCGGCTCACCGCCGAGATCGCCCGCGAGCGCCGGAAGGCACTGCGCGAGGCCGCCGAACTCCGGGCACTGGAGTCCGAGCAGACCGAGCGGCGAACGGATCGCAGCTCGGAGATCGCGGCGTTCGTGCAGCAGATCCGCGACGCCCTCCCGGCCGGCGACCAGGAGCTCCTACGCCCACGGGCGACGTACTGGGAGCGGGAACACCGCGCGTACCGCCGGCACATGGATGGCGCACCCAACCCGGACTACGACCCGTCGGCCTCGATCGATTCGACGGAGGGCTGACCACCGTGGACCTGACCCCCGAGCTACCGAAATCCCCCGCCGAGGTCATCGACTGGACGCCCCAGCAGGCCTTCGCGACCGGCGCGTGCCACTACTGCGCCGAGGTGCGACCGCTGCGGACGGAGCCGTTCGGTCATGTGCTCGCATGTCGCAGCTGCTGGGAGCAGGTCTGCTACGGCGAGGAGGGCTGAGCTGTGGAAGGTCAAGATCGCAGCGAGGGACCGCTGGTGGTTACCGATGAGGAGCTGCTGGGGTTCATCGAGCGGGCGTCCGGCCACGGCCTGGCCGGTTGCGACAGCCTGAAGCGGATCATGCGTCACCTGCTCAACGAGGCGTACCGAGCTGGCCGAGAGGACGAGGCGGGAGAGCGCGAAGGCGACTACAGCAGAGGCTTCGCGGTAGGTCGGCGAGCTGCCCGAGAGGACGCAGCCCGCGGGATCGTCGAGCACGCGGACCGGCACGCACCGCGCAACGGGAACGTCGAGCAGCGACGGATGCGCCGGCACCTGATGATTGCGGTGCAGGTCGCCTCACCGAAGGCGACGCTGGAGGAGATTGCCGAGGCGGTCAGACGAGGTGACTTCGTCGCCTGCCATTTGGACGACGCTGGCCAGTCAATCAACCTAGGACGATCCCCAGGTCATGACGGAGATAACCCGTGACCCGCATCGAGATCAACGGGTTCGGCCGCTCGGTGACCGTCGACGCGGACGTCCCGCTGGACGAGGCGAAGGCCGCCGCGCTGGAGGTGTTCGACCGCACGAAGGACCCGCAGATGGCCCGGGGCTTCGGCGTCACCGGCCCGGTAGCCGAGCGCCGAGATGGTGGGCCCACGTACTACGAGCCGAGCGACGGCGACCTGTGATGGACCGGTGTGCAGCAGGAGACCGCTGTGTGTCCTACGACCGCCGCGAGGGCCTCGCTGCTGAGACGGAAGACGGTCCACTGTGCGAGGGGGAGCTCCTCGCCGCTGAGCGGGCTGTGGGCGCCCTGGTGCTCGACTACCGGGACCTGGAGCAGCAGTTGCCGCCGGCGTTGGGCGTGTGGGGCGATGGGCAGCCCCGCGGTACGGCGGAGCCGCGGATCCCGATGCGGCTGCCGGTAGAGGAGCTGCAGGCCGAGATCTGGTGGGTACTGACCGCGTGGGAGCAGGTCGTGCGGGAGCGGGACAAGCTCTCCGACTCGGTGACCCGTGGCGTACGCGCTGGTTGGGCGGTGCAGAACGCGGCGAAGATCCTCCAACCGCGCGTGCGGCTGCTGGCCGGCATCGGCGAGGTGGAGATGAACGGCTACCCGAACCTGACCCAGACGGAGACGTACCGCTTCGAGGGCATCGAGCACGCCCTGGTCCCGGGCTGGCGCGGAGTGCTCGACTTCGACCGGCTGCACTCGCGGGCCCGCTACCTGCTCGGCCTGACCTCGGCGGTACCGGAGCCGATCGACGGGGTGCCGTGCAAGAACATCGACTGTGACCGCAAGGACCTCTACCGGGAGCTGGGCGGTGACGGGGTGTTCTGCGGGGCGTGCGGTAAGCGGTACGAGCAGAGCGAGTACGAGGCCTGGGTGAAGCTGGTGCACGGCCACGTCAAGGGGCGCTGATCAGGCACTTGCGTAAACGATCATTACTTCTTAAACTGGCCAGGCCCATCAGTCTGTCCAGCGCCCGGGAGCTTCCGCTTCCCGGGCGCTGTCGCGTCCTCCGGGAGGCGATGCGGATGGACCCGGCCGGCGACCACACCGATGCGTTGGTGACCGCCTCCTACGCGGCGAAGCGCTTGGCGGTGTCGATCGCCTGCATCTGTATGTGGCGCAACGACGGCAGGGTCACAGTCCGCAAGACGAAGGGCCGCACGAAGCTGTACCGGTGGGGCGATCTGGTCGAGGTGGAGAAGCAGACCAGGCGTAGCCCGTACGGCAGACCACGGTCGAGCGTGGCGTGACATGGCCAGGGGCAGCACGTTCGCCAGGGGATACGGGCGCAGCCACGAGGCCGAGCGCAAGCGCTGGGCACCGAGGGTCGACGCGGGGCTGGTCGACTGTGCACGGTGCGGTCAACGCATCGAGCCGGGCCGGCCGTGGGACCTGGGCCACAACGATGACCGCACCGGATGGTCCGGTCCTGAGCACCGGGTCTGTAACCGTAGGGCGGGCGGCGCCAACGGGGCTGTGGTCACTAACGCCATGCGCCGCACGGCGGTGCGTCAGTCTCGGGACTGGTAGTGCTCACCGTTGTCATCGGCCCACCGGCCGGGGGCAAGAGCACCTGGGTACTGAGGCGGGCCAAGCCCGGCGACATCGTGGTCGACTTCGATCGGTTGGCTGTGGCGTTGACCGGACAGGGCGGCGACCCGCACGACCATCCACCCGCGGTTGCTGCTGTTGCCCGCGTGGTCAGGGCGGCTGCTGTCGAGGCGGCGGTCAAGCAGGCCAGGACCACCGACGTGTACCTGATCCACTCCAGCCCGAGGCAGCAGCGCATGGCCGAGTACGTGGCGCTGGGCGCGGAGGTTGTGACCATTGACCCGGGCCGTGACGTGGTGCGTGAACGGTGCAAGACCGAGCGGCCACGGCGCATGTTCGCCGCCATCGACGAGTGGTACCGCAGGCGGGGCGAGGGTCAGCAGCCCAGCACCAGGGCAAGGCCATCACCGCCCGTGTTCTCCTTCCCGGCCACTACGTCTCGTGACTGGTGACGCTGCGTAATGATGACGATGTGACGCCTCACGCAGTGATGACAGCGTGTGTCGAGGCGAGGCGGTGATGCATGGATATGCAGTCGAGAGGCGCATAAAAAATCCATGAAGATCCACTGAGGACCGCCGGGGCAATCGCGATCCTCTCCCCCCGCGACCCCCCGTACCGGGTGCATTTTATGCACCACCCCCCTTTCCGGGGGTCACGCTTCGTAATTCGGTTACATTCCGTAACCATTTCCGGGGTTAACGGAGGGTGATTCGTGGCGGCTCGGCGCAGACTCGCGGCGGTTCCGGTAACGCAGCGTGATAGCGCGCCGGATCTTCGGGATGCGGTCAAGTCCGCTGTCGACGCGATGGACTGGCTCACCCCGACCGATCAGGCGATGAAAGCGCTCGCGCTGCGGCAGGCCGAGGAGATCGAGAAGGCCGTCGACCGGGCCGATGAGCTGACCGCGATCCTGCGCGAGGCGGCGTCCGCCGGCCACATGGACATCTACAAGCGGGTCGAGAAGCTCACGGCGATGTGCGAGGTCACGAAGACCGTCGGGTGGCTCGGCCCGCAGTTGCAGGGCGTGCTGCGCGACCTGGGCGGTACGCCCGGGGCCCGGCAGAAGCTGAAGACGGACAAGCCCGTGGGGAGCCGCCTTGCCCAGCTCCGCGACGCTGCCGGCAAGCGCACGCCGTAACGTCCTGCTGGGCTCGACCACGCCGCGGATCTTCACGCCGCCGATGGTGAAGCGCCGCAGTCGCGGGCCGTGCGGCTGCGGATGCGCGTTGACGCCGAGGACGACGTTGGGCTTCTCGGCGGTGCAGTTCGCCGAGGATGTGCTCGGGTTCGACCTGATCCCCTGGCAGCGCTGGCTACTGATTCACGCCCTGGAGCTGCTGCCCGACGGCCGGTTCCGGTTCCGCACGGTGCTCGTGCTCGTGGCCAGGCAGAACGGCAAGACGTCCGTCGTCGAGTTCAAGAACCTGTGGAAGATGTTCGTGCTGCGGGTGCCGATGGTCATCGGGACGGCGCAGAACCTCGACGTCTCCGAGGAGTCTTGGGACAAGGCCGTTGAGATCGTCGAGTCGATCCCCGAGCTGAACGCCGAACTGCCCGCGGAGGGCGGGATCGTGCGGGTCAACGGCAAGAAGACCCTCAAGCTGGTGCACGGCTCGCGGTGGAAGGTCGCCGCGGCGTCCCGCAAGGGCGGGCGTGGTCTGTCCGGCGACGACGTGAACCTCGACGAGCTGCGCGAGCATCACACCTGGGACTCGTGGGCCGCGGTGACGAAGACGACGATGGCCCGGGCCAACGCGCAGGTCTGGGCGTTCTCCAACGCCGGCGACGACCGCTCCATCGTCCTCAACGACCTGCAGGACAAGGGTCGGGCAACGGTCGAGAACCCAGATCCGGACCCGGAGTCCTCGCTGGGGATCTTCGAGTGGTCCGCCCCCGACGACTGCGTGATCGACGACCCGGCGATGTGGCGGCTGGCGAACCCGTCGCTGGGCTACCCGCAGGGCATCAGCCACGAGGCGCTACGCGCGGCCCTGGAAACCGACCCGGAGCCGATCTTCCGCACAGAGTGCCTGTGTCAGCGGGTACCGGACTTGATGCCGTCGAAGATCCCGCTGACGGCCTGGGTGAAGTGCGCGGACCCGCACTCGAAGATGACCGGCGGCCTGGTCCTGTCCTGGGAGGTGTCCTGGAACCGCGAGCACGCCGCGATCGGCGTAGCCGGGTACCGCGACGACGGGCTCCCGCACCTCGAGCTGATCGACTACTTCGACGACCCGGGCAAGGTCGCCGGCCGGCTCGGTGACCTGGCCAGGCGCCAACCGGTTCTCGCCGTCGTCTACAACCCCTCGGGGCCCGGCGCGTCGCTGCTGTCCGAGGTCACTGAGCGGCTTCCGGTCAAGCTCGACCCGAAACCGATGACCGCCCGCGACCAGGCCAACGCCTGCGGCCGGATCTACGACGCGACCGTTGCCCAGCAGCTGCGCCAGCTCGGCGACGACCGGCTCCTCGAGGCGCTGCGCAAGTCAGCGACGCGCACCCTCGTCGACGCGTGGGCGTGGGACCTCAAGAACTCGGCCGGCGACATCTGCGGGCTGTGCGCGATCACCAACGCGCTGCACGGCCTGACCGTTTACGGCCAGCCGAAGGCCCCGGCGCCGGCACCCGTGGTGTCCCGGGCGAAGGTCCGCACCGAAACCGGGGACTTGCTCCGCGTCGGCTTCTGAATCAGCCCGCAGTCCCGACCCGAGTAGGGGGTAACCGTTATGGCCGCCTCCGCTCCCGTCAACGAGATCGGCTACACACAGGCCGTCAACTACAACTGGTGGCTGTACGAGAACGAAACCACCCCCGAGCTGATCTGGCCGCAGAGCACCTACGTCTTCGACCAGATGCGGCGCACCGACGCGCAGGTCGGATCCGTGCTGCGCGCGGTCACGGAGACGCTGCTACGCACCCCGTGGCGCATCGACCCGGCCGGGGCGCGGGCCCGAGTGGTGAAGTTCGTCGCCGACGACCTGGGCCTGCCGATCGTCGGGAGGAACCCCGCGCCGCAGTCGCGGATGCGGGGCCGCTTCTCGTGGCCGGAGCACCTACGCGAAGCGCTGCTGATGCTCCCGTTCGGGCACTCCTACTTCGAGCAGGTGTACCGGATCAGCCCCGACGGTTCGCGGGCCCACCTGCGCAAGTTGGCGTACCGGCCAGCACGGACCATCGAACGTATCGAAGTCGCTCCCGACGGTGGGCTGATCTCGATCACCCAGTGGTGGACGAAGACCGATGAGCGACCCAACCCGATCCCGGTCGATCGGCTGGTGGCCTACATCCACGCCAAAGAGGGCGGGAACTGGCTCGGCACGTCGATCCTGCGCAACTGCTACAAGAACTGGCTGCTCAAGGACCGGCTGCTGCGAGTGCAGGCACAGACGATCGAACGCAACGGCATGGGCATCCCGCTGTACAAGGCGCAGGAAGGCGCATCAGGCGACGACCTGACCGCCGGCAAGGACATGGCAACCGCTTGGCGGGCCGGGGAAGCGGCCGGCTCAGCGGTACCGTACGGCGCCGATCTGGTCCTGCGCGGCGTCGAGGGCACCCTGCCCGACGCTGAGCCCGTGGTGCGCTACCACGACGAGCAGATCGCCAGAGCGGTCCTCGCGCACTTCCTGAACCTCGGCACCCAGACCGGGTCCTGGGCGCTCGGCTCGACGTTCGCGGACTTCTTCACCATGTCGCTGCAGACCCTCGCCGAGCAGATCCGCGACGTCGCGACGCAGCACATCGTCGAGGACCTCGTCGACATCAACTTCGGCGAGAACGAACCCGCCCCCCGGCTGGTCTTCGACGAGATCGGCTCCCGGCAGACAGCCACCGCGCAGGCCCTCAAGCTGCTCGTCGACGCCGGCGTGGTCCGCCCCGACCAGGTCCTCGAGGACGCTTCCCGGCAGCAGTACGGCCTACCGCCCGCGGACCCGGGCACCGCGGTGACCCCACCGCCGCCCGCGCCGGCACCCGCCGCGACGACCGACCCGACACCGGCCGGCCAAATGCCCGGCTCCGTCGCCTCCGCCTGACCTGATCCGCGGGCACCACGCCCGCCTACCCGAGAGGGAGGTGCGTGGACGATGACGCATGCCCTGAGCGCGGCCGCCGACCCGAATGCCCCGTACGGCCCGAAGTCCCAGGTCGAGTACGCCGACCCCGGCTACCAGGCCGACGGCAAGGCACGCTACCCACTCGACTCGGAAGCTCACTGCCGTAGCGCATGGAGCTATATATCTATGCCGAAAAACGCGGCGAAATACACGTCCGACCAGGTGAAACAGATCAAATCCCGGATCAAGGCCGCCGGGAAGAAGTACGGCATCACCTTTTCCGACCAGGTCAGCGCGGCGGCCGGCGGGGACCTGCTCGGCGTCGAGCTGGCCCGGCCCGGGGCGTGGAAGCTCGCCACCGGCAGCACCACGTTCACCGACCAGATGCTCCGCGACGCCGCCGACTTCTTCGCCGCGTCCGGCGGGCAGGCCGTCCCCGTCGGCCTGGGCCACGCCGACGACCGGTTCTCCGGTGAACCCGCGTTCGGAACGGTCACGAACATCCGCTACGCCGAAGACGACCGAGGCCCGGTGCTACTCGGCGACATCGTCGGGATGCCCGGCTGGCTGTCCGCGTCGGCGCCCAGGAGCTGGCCCAACCGGTCGATCGAGGGCTGGCAGAACTTCTCCTACGACGGCCGCGAGTACTCGCTGGTCGTCACCGGCCTGGCGTTCCTCGGCGTCACCCCACCCGCGGTGCGCAACATCCGGTCACTGGCCGACCTGCAGACCGCGCTGGCCGCGTCGGCCGCGCGGCACCTCGTCGCGTCGGCCCCGGTCGACGACCCGGCCGAACCACCCTCAACGCCCGCCGCGGAGGCGGTCGAACCAACCGAAACAAGGGAGGCCGTCCAGATGAATCTGGATCCGGCGAAGATCCGAGAGGCGCTGGGTCTATCGGCCGACGCCTCCGACGACGAGGTGAAGGCGGCGCTCGGCGCGGCCGGCTTCACCGCGCAGAAACCCCCACCGACCGAGCCGCAGCCCAACCCTGCGCCCAACCCGTCGCCGACCGAACCGGCGCCGCAACCGGCCGAGCCGTCCCCGCAGCTGGTCAACGCGGCCGGGATGATGCACGTCGACGCGTCGGCGTGGCAGGAACGCGAGGACCGGCTCAAGCGCCTCGAGGCGCAGGCCGCCAGGCAGCGCGAGGCCGAACGCGACCAGGTCATCAGCCAGGCCGTCGTCGACGGGAAGTTCGCGCCGGCACGCCGGGAGCACTGGGCGCGGATGTGGAACGCCGACCCGGAAGGCGCCCGGCAGCTCATCGACAGCCTGGCCCGTAACGTCGTGCCGGTCATGGCGTCGGGCTACGACGGTGACGGCGAAGACCTCGACAACGAGTACGCGTCGCTGTTCCCGCCGTCCTACACCCGCAAGGGAGCCTGAGCCGTGGCCGATTACACGCCCGTCTACTCCGGCGGGGCGGTGCCGTTCACGCAGACCACCTCGGCGACCGTCACCGGCGGCCAGGTGCTCGAAGTGACCGCCACCGCAACCGTCGGCCCGGCCACCGCCGCGACCGTGAAGCCGGTCGGGGTGGCCGCGCACGACGCCGCGTCCGGCGCGAAGGTGTCGGTGTGGCCGCTGGCCAACGTCATCCACGAGATCACCGTGGTCGCCGCAGCAACGGTCACCGCCGCCGACGGGGTCATCACCGGCACGGCCGGCACCGTCAACACGGCCACGGTCGCGACGGCCGCAGCCGCCGGGACGCTCATCGGGACGGCGCTGACCACGGCGGCCGCCCCCAACAAAGTCCGTTTCATCGGCCGCGGCTGATACCCGAGAGGAGTTAGGCAATGCCTGGTACGTATCCGGCAGCGGCGCCCGTCCTCACGGGCGATTCGCTTGCCATCAGCCGGTTCCTGCAGTCGCCGCTGGCGATTCAGCGGCGGCTGCGCAACTTCAAGGACCTGCGGTTCGTGTCCGATCAGATCCTCACCCAGCGGTTCCGGTCCTCGGGCGGGGCGGTGCTGTACGAGCAGACCGAACCGTTCGTCACCGACCGCACCGTTGAGGCGGTGTCGGCCGGTAGCGAGTACCCGTTCGCGAACCTGCCGACCGGCACGGCCGCGGTCGCCGCGGTCGCGAAGTGGGGCCAGAAGGTCCGGCTCGCCGACGAGGAGATCGCCCGTAACGCCTACGCCGGCGCTGCGGTCGACCGGACGCTGCAGAAGGTCGTCAACTCGATCATTTCGCAGGTCGACTCGGTCACGATGTCCGCGATCGGCACCGCCCTTGCGGACACGGCGACCCTCGGCAAGTGGGACGCCGGCACACCGAAGATCCTTAACGACATCCTGAACGCGAAGCGGATCATCATGGCCCGCAACCTGGGCTACAGCCCCGACACGATCGTCGTGTCGGACCTGGGCTACATGTCGATGATGGTCGACACCGTCATCTCGAACCTGTGGCGGCGCGAAACCACCGACAACCCGGTCTACACCGGTGAGGTTCAGACCGTGGCCGGGATGAACGTCATCGTCACCCCGAACCTGCCGGTCGCCACGTCCGCGTACGTGCTCGACTCGAAGGCGCTCGGTGGCATGGCCGACGAGGTCGACGGGGCGCCCGGCTACTCCGTCGCCGACCTCGCCGTGCAGATCAAGTCGATCCGCCTCGACGGCAACGACGCCTGGGACCTGCAGGGACGCCGCAAGACCGTCCCGGTCGTGCAGGAAACCGGCGCCGGCCAGGAAATCACGGGGGTGACGTCGTGACAACGTACAAGGTGCTCTGGCCCTACATCACGATCAAGGTCCGCCCCGACAGTGGCGGGACGGTCCTGCGGGAGCTGTACCAGGGCGCGCCAGCCCCGGACAACGCCGACCCCGACGACCTGGCCCGACTCGTCCGCAAGGGCGCCCTCGTCGAAGAGGGCACCTACGCGGGCGATGTCCTCGCCGTGCCGGCCGGTAACCCCATCCCGGGGGAGCCACCGAACGTGTCCGTCACCGAGCAGCCCGCGAACGCCGGGTCGATCGGGGACCGGCTGCGTCGCCAGCAGGAAACAGGCGAGCAGGCCGAGAAGGGCCCGCGCGCCGACGGCCGCCCGCTACGCAATCAGCCCAAGGACGACTGGGTCGCCTACGCGGTGACCCAGCGCGCCGAAGACCAGTCCGAGGACGACGCCAGAGCCACCGCCGAGGCCAAGTCCAAGTCCGACCTGATCGCCGAGTACGGCGGCTGAGAAGCCGTGGCGGACCTGTTCGACCTCGTGGACCTGCCGTCCTGGCTGCAGGTCCCCGAGGTCGACACCGAGACAGCCACCCGGGTCCGCCGGTACGCGTCCGGGTGGCTGCAATCGGCCACCCGGCTCGCGGTGTGGCCCGACCCGATCCCCGACGACCTGTGGGCCTGGGCCATCGAGCTGGCCGGGATCGCGTTCCGCAACCCCACCGGCCTGGCGTCGGAGACCACCGACGACTACACCGCCCAGTCTGACCGCGCCCGGCGAGCCGAGATCCTCGCCGCGGCCCGCAGCCGCTACGGCGGGGCCAGCGCCCCGGCGAGCTCGTTCCCGGAAGCGGACTGGCACTGGACGGTCGTGCCGCAGAGCAGCGTATTCACCATCTGACAGAGGGGGACCTCGATGAGCGACGAGCCGGACGATCAGGCCCCCGAGCCGATCGTGAACGAGTTCAAGTTAACGATCACCGCCGAGGCTGAGGTCATCAAGGCCCCGCCACCCGACGCTGAGGAAGAAGAGGCAGCGGTATGACCGTTGGGCTCTCCGCCGCCAACACGGCCAACCCGTGGCTGAACACGCTGCGCGGCACGTCCGCGGCGACGTTCACCGCCGTGACGACCATGTTCATCCAGCTGCACACCGGGGACCCGGGTGCGTCGGGGACAGCGAACGTGTCGAGCGTGACGACCCGGCCGGCGCTCAACTTCGGCGCCGCCTCGGCCGGCTCGCAGTCGGCGATCGCAACGCTACCCTCGTGGCCGACATGGGCCGGCACGAATGGAGAGGTCGTCACCCACATATCCACCTGGGGCGCGTCGTCGGCTGGCACGTTCTACTACTCCGCCGCCCTGGCCGTATCCAAGACGGTCAATACAAACGACACGCTTAACCTCTCGACGCTCACCGTGGCCCTGACCCCGATAGCAGCCTGACCATGACTTCGGGGAGTTGACATGCAGGTCTGGACCTACCCGCTGCTGCCGCAGTCCATCGCCTCCGGCGCGGCCTACGCCTCATCGACGACGCTCACCGACGTGTCCCCGACCCCGAACCTGACGATCCCGGCGAACTTCCTGCAACCCGGGATGCTGCTGCGGATCCGGGCCGCGGGCACGTTCTCCAACACGGGCACGCCGACGCTGCTGCTGGGCGTCTACTACGGCGCGGTCGCCGGTACCGCCCTGGCCGCCACGTCGGCGATCACCACAACGACCGGCGCCACGAACTGGCAGTGGACGGTCGAGTACGTCGGCCGGATCCGCACCGTCGGCTCCTCGGGCACGATCATGGGGTTCGGTTCCGTCGACCTCGCCACGTCGCTGACCGCCCTGACGCACCGGCCGATCCCGGAGACCGCGCTGGCCGCGGTGACGATCGACACGACCGCGTCGAAGGCGTTGACCCTCGGCGCGCAGTGGGGCACCAGCTCTGCCAGCAACACCCTGACCTGCGTGCATTTCGACGTCGACATCGCGGGCTGACCGGACGACCGCGACGTGACCGCCGCCAGCAGTCTCGTCGACACGTTCACGGTCAAAGACACGAACCTGTGGACCTGGTCGGGGACGGCGGACGTCGCGTCCGGGCGGCTGGTCCTGATCCCAACGTCGGGCTACACCGACAAGGTCGAATCGGTCGCGACGTACAACCTGGTCGGTTCTTCCCTGACGGTTGAGTTGGTCACGGCACCGCTGGGCGCCGGCGGCATCGACGTCTACTTCACCGCGTTCATCGGCGCCGACGAAGCCCGGTTCGTGACCGAAGCCGGCGTCATGACCATGCGAGAAATCGCCGGGGCCAGCAACACCGCCACGAACGTGACCTACGACCCGGTCGCGCACCGGTGGCTGCGGCTTCGCCACGACGCCACCACGATCTTCTGGGAAACCAGCCCCAACGGCACGACGTGGACCACCCAGCGGTCCAAGTCCCCGGGCCGCACCTGGGACACCATCCAGGTCCGGCTCTGGACCGGGTTCTTCGGTACGGAGCCGACCCCGGGCCAGACGGTCTTCGACAACCTCAACCTCACGCCGGACGCGGCCGCCGACATGGTCGTGCGGACCGGGCCCGGTCGGCTCGCCCCGGGCGGGCGGTGGAACCCGTTCCCCTTCGACACCACGCCCAGCGCTGCGGTCAGCAACGCTGACGCCACGCTCACCGGCACAGCCACGATCACACCCACCGCCGCGTCGGACAAGCCCGCCAACGCGGCCCTGACCGGCACCGCGACGATCAGCCCGGCCGCGGCGAGCACCAAGCCAGTCGACTCGGCACTGACCGGTACGGCCACGATCACGCCGGTCGCCGATCGGCTCGCGCAGGCCGCGGCGACACTCACCGCGACCGCCACCGCGACCGGCGCGGCGACCAGCACCAAACCGGTCGACGCAGCCCTGACCGCCACCGCGACCGTCACCCCGGCCGCAGCGTCGACGAAGCCCGTCGACGCGTCCCTGACCGCGACGGCCACCGCAACACCCGCAGCGGCGAGCACCAAGCCCGTCGACGCCGCACTGGCCGCCACCGCGACCATCACCGCCGCCATGTCGGCTACGAAGCCGGCCACCGCGACCCTGACCGCGACAGCGACGATCACCGCCGCCGCGACGGTTGGTGCCGCGCCGATCAGCATCGACGCCGCGCCGACGTTCACGGCCACCATCACGCCCGCCGCCGACCGGCTCGCCCAGGCCGCCGCGACCCTGACCGGCACCGCCACGCTGGCCGGCACCGCCAACGCCACGAAACCGGCGCAGGCCGCCCTCACCGCCGCCGCCGCCATCACCGCCGCCGCCGCCGCGGCCAAGGACGTGGCTGCCGCCCTGACGACCACCGCCACGATCACGGCGGCGATGGAGACGGTCGGCTCACTCACGGTGCGACCCAACAGCGGAACCACGGCCCGGCCCGGCACCGGCCAGACAATCCGTCCCGTCACGACCGCCACGTTGAGACCGTAGCCGGGAGGTGGCCGTGACCAGGGAAACCGCCCTCCTGCAAGGCCGCGCGGCCGCCGAGGCAGGCATGGTCGACACGTGCACGGTCAAGCACGGCACCGGCTCGACAACCGACGACACCACCGGTGCGGTCACCCCCACCTACTCGACGGTCTACACCGGGCCATGCAAGATCCAAGGCGCGCCCGTAGCGTCGCGGCGCAACGTCGGCGAGGCGTCGGTGGTCGTGGCCAGCGTGCTGCTGCACCTGCCGATAGTCGGCTCCGAACCCGTCGCGGTGGAGGACATCGCCACCATCAACACGTCCGGCATGGACACGGCGCTGGTGGGAAAGGTGTTCCGGGTCGCCGGTCCGGCCGACGGCACGTTCAAGACGGCCCGCCGGTTCCCGGTCGTCGAGGTCACGTCGTGAAGGTCACCGTCACCGGCGCCCTCGAGCTCGCGGACGCGTGGGATGAAGCAGCGGACAGGGCCGACAAGGAGCTGCGCCCGGTCGTATCCAGGGGCGCTCTCAACATCAAGAAGGCGACGCAGGCGAAGTGGGCCGGGCACCGCCATGACCCGACCTTGGCGGCGTCGGTTAGCTACGACCTCGACGACAGGAACGGCAGCCTCGGCGCGGAGATCGGCCCGGACAAGGCGAGAACCCCCGGCGCGCCGTTGGGAACGATCTACGAGTACGGAACCCCCCGGACGGCGCCGCAGCCAGCCCTGAACCCGGCCCTGGACGCGGAAGCGCCGCGGTTCGAGAACGCGGCCGGGGACGCGGCGGAGAAACTCGCCGATGTCTGACCTGCTCGATAAGGCACACGCCGACGTCGGCCTGAACCTGCTCACCGCGGCTCTGCCGTCGTCGATCCCGGTCTACGACGGTGTCGTCCCGGCTCAGGCGCCCCGCCCGTACGTGCTGGTGTACACGCAGATCTCACGGTCGCGCACCGCAGCGGGTAACTCCCTGGACGGGCGGACCGCGACGTTCGTGGTGCGGTGGGTGTGTCACTGCGTGGCTGACACCGCCGCCGCCGCGCGGGCGGTCGGGATGCAGGTCCGCGCCGCGTTCCTCGACGTGCGGCCCGCCATCGCCGGCCGGGCCTGTGACCTGATCCGCCAGGAGGAGTCGCTGCCCCCGAACCGGGACGAGTCCCTGGGTTACCTGGTGATGGATCAGATCCAGGCGTACACGCTGCAAACCCTGCCCGGCTGAGACCCGGATTCCCTTGCTGTTCCGCCGCCTGGCGGACCTTCCAACCTTTGGGGGTGCGCCGGATGGCGCTGCT